CCTCTAGAGCCCTCAGTTGTCTTTTTATCCTTGCCACGTGATGCCATTAACTTATTACCACGTGATGCATTTAATTTTTCTCCACGTGATGCTTTTAATGTTTTGCCACGGCCTCGACCCTCAGCTGTCATCTTTTCGTTTAATGCTGCCCAAAGTTGTTCTTTAATTGATGTTTCCACAGCCATTGCATTGTCGCCGTCTTGTGCTTTTGCGTATGCTTTTTTCTGTCTGTTTATTCCACCGCTTAAATCATGTGTCATTGTTTGTGTATCAGCATATGATTCGTCTGGGCTATTATCCCAATCTTCTTCTACGCCTTCTTCATCCATTCCACATGGACTATCCATTTCTGGATCATTTACTATTGCCATTTTAGACATCATATCGTCATGACTATTGCCTGCGTGTGGCATAATATCACTTACTGGTTTTGCATCATGCATACCTGCGTTTTTAAGGATGCCAGCTAATTCAGCAACCTCTGCTGCGCTATCACCATTAATTGAAATATTCATTGATGCTTCTTCGATTGCTTTTTTCATATTGTTATCCTTACTTGCTGTTTGTACGCCACGTTCTGCTCCGTCACGTTCTGCGTTTGGTACGCCTGCTTGTTGTGCTGGTTTACCGATTATTTTTGCTTTAAATTTTTTACCTTGATTTGCAACAAAGTCTTCCAAATTCTTTAATGGACCGTAACCGCGAGTAATAGTACCATCTTTGTTAGGTATATCTACATACGGCTTAGGATACTTTGCTTTCATTTTACTTACATTAAAGTTTCCTAGAGATGCATTACGATTAGGTGCCATTTGTACGTATAATTCTTTACTTACTTTTGGTTCTGCAGATTGTGCTTTAGCAATTAACTGTGAATCACTTGCTTTATTTTGTGCATCTGCTTTTGCAGCTTTTCCTTTAGCAATTAGTTGTGCATCACTTGCTTTATTTTGTGCATCTGCTTTATCTGCTGGTTCTTTTACTAATTTTAAATATCTGTTTAATGCCGCTGTAATTTTTGTATCTAGTTCTGCGTCAATACCAACATGTCCTTGCACTTTATTATGCAATGCTTTTAATTCTTCCATTTCGGCTGGTGTAAGTTTTTCGTTTAATAGTTTAGATTCTACTAGTGCTATTAAGTCACGGAAGTCGTAACTAGCGTTAACTTGTCCGCCTTCTAGTTTGTTTAATAGTTCAACATAACGACCTAAGTCTGCATTTGGTTGTGCCGTGTTAATATCTTTTTGTTGATTTTTTGGATCCATTGCATCATCTGTAGTGTTGCCTGTACCAGCAAACTCGCCACCTTGAACATCACCACCTGCAAATTCGTCAGCTGCTTTTTGTGCTGCTGACTTTTGTTCTGGCTCCGCACCATCTTGTGGTGATTGATCTTGGTCTGCTGGCGTTGCTTTGTTCTTTTCAAAATTATCATCAAGTGCTTTTTTAATTGCAGCCATTGTGCCTGGTCCAGCCTGGCCGTCTACAGTTAATCCGTTTGCTTTTTGGAATGCTTGTACTGCTGCATATGTTCCTTTACCGTATTTCCCATCAATACCATTTGGATCATGTCCTAAACGTGATAGTGCTGTTTGCATATTTTTAATTGCCGGCATAGCTTTTTTGCCACCATCGTTATATGCTTTCATTAAATTTGGAGTTGTAGTATCTAGTTTACGTCCTAGTAATGAACCGTTGCTAGGCGCTGTAGCAGCTGCTGCACCTGCTTGACCTGCCGCCATAGCCGCTGCATCTGCTGGTCCATCAATACCTTGTTTACTTGGATCAACTTCAGCGTTTGGATTATTATCTTGTGCTGCTGCATCTGCTGGTCCATCAACACCTTGCTGATTTGCTGGTGGATTTGTTTGATCACCTCGTGGGTCAGTTGCATCTGGATCTACTCCATCATCACCTGCACCAGACGGATCATCTCCTACAATACTATCACTACTAGTATCATTTTGTGATATGTTTGCTTGTGCATTAGCACCTGCACCTGTATCTACTTGAGGTCCATCATTTGCAGAGGTAGTTGTGCCTCCCATGCTTCCTGGTTTTGCTACTTTGCCTGTGTTATCAGATGATGTTTTTTCTTTACCGTAAAATTCTTGTGCTGCTTGTCTTTCAGCATCAGTTGCATTTGGATTTTGCAAAATACTATTTGCTTGATCTTGTGTCGTTACTACAGGTGCTCCTGTGCCACCAAACGCATCAAGGTCATTATTGTCAACTGCTTTATCTAATTGTTTTACTACTTCAGGATCAGCTTTTTTAATAACTTCTTCGGCTTCGTCATCTGATTTAAATAAACCTTTGATGAAATCAAGTACGCCTTCTTCAACTTTTTTGTTTTGTTCAAAGTCTACTTCTGTATATAACTTTGAATGGTCTATAAATTTTTTAATTTCATCGTTACTCATAATTAACTCCCGATAACAGCTTTGGAATTTTCAGTATCTTTAATATCTGCTGATTCACCTTTAGGTGCACCATCCATTGGATCAATTTCACGTTCTTTTCTAGCTGTTTCTAATTCTTTTAGTAAGTCCATTACTCTATTAGCACCAACTGAGTCTTGTGCGCTTTCGCCGCCCATGTCTTCAGTAGTTAGTTTTGCTTCGTATGGACCATCATCTTTTTCTGTTTGTTGTTCTTCAACAGGATCAAACTCGCCTCGTACAACAATATGGCTATGGGGAACATCACAACATTGTACTAAGTATTGTTCTAAAATATGACTTGTAGTCGGATATTTTAATTCTACTTCAAATGTAGTAACTTCCATGTTTTGTAGTTGAGGAAAGTCTGCTGGTTTCTCCATAATTGGAGTTGCTTTGCCAGCACTCATATTAATAATCTCATACTTGTTAAGATTCATTTCCATATGGTCTTCAAATTTCTCTGGTAGCTCGCCTGCTACCCGCACTTTGAATTTATATGTTTTTTGTGACTCAGTTAAGAATTCTGTAAATTTTTTCATAATTTTGTTCCCGTTATAAACTATTTATCCATGTTTTTCAATTTTTGAAGTAAACTATTACGATCTGTAACAACATATCCGTCACCATTTACAATGTCTCCTTCGTTACCCGAAGAATCTTTGTCTAGTTTTTCTTTCTTTAGTTGTAATTCAATCATCTTTAGTTTCTTGTCCATCTTTGCCACTTTAGCATCTAAAGACGTTTTTAACATACTACCGGCAACTTCAAATACTCTGCCGCCATATCTAGATTCAACATTCATACCTAAATCCATTAGATCTTCGTAACTTTGTAGAGCACGTTCTGCAATATCGTTAAGTTCTGAGTCTGCTTTTTCTCCTAAACCTTTAACACTAGGCAATGCACTAGCAATCTTATCAAATTCAGCAATATCTCTTAGAGTTTCTTCTTGCTCTACAATAGCTGTTTCTGCTTTAGATTTTTTCTTGTCTTGATCTACAAGATCTTTTGATTCTGGAAGATTTAGCAGTTCTTCTAATTTTTTAGTCATGTTGTGGTACCTTTAATATACACACTTATTTATCGGATCATCGTCGGCCGTTGTGAAAAATGTCGTCTTCAGTAACTATACGGAACTGTATGCTATTTTGCTTACAATACGCATATGCGGCTTCCCATTTGGCTTGATTGACTATCCAAGCCGCTTGATTTGCTCTACTACGCCCTAATTTTTCTCTATGTGTTTGATTAGCAGGCTTAACTTCTATAAGTTCTACTTTTTGTTTGCCGCCTCGATCAGCATATGCAATAAAAAAGTCTGGTACATATATTGTTTGTTTTCCAGTAAGAGGATTTCGATATGGTATTTTAATAGCTTCACTGGCCCACTTTGCTACTGCTGGATGATTATCACAAAATTGCATAAAAGCAAACTCCCAACTTGATCTATAAGTTGGTGTTTTAGTTCCTATATATTTTTCCGGAAATTTACAGTTAAATTTACCTTGTGCAAATCTAGCCATATTACACTACTACATTGCGTTTTTCAAGTGTGTCAACTACAGCGTTACTTTTAAATCCTAATGTGCTAGTATTAATTCTGTTGTAATTTAATACTTCTGCAACTACTGCACTTAGTTTTGTTTCGTCAAAGTCTTTTAATGTGTCAAGCAATACAAACACTTTTATGTCATCTAATTTTGCTTGTTGAAGCAAAATTGTTCCGGTACTAATTGCTGCTGATCTATCAAAACCTCTTTTTTCAAAAAATGCAACTACAGCATCAACTTCATTTGTACTAAACTCTAGTTTCTTTGTAAAATATTTGTCAAAAAATTCTGTTACTTGTTTATCGCCAGATTGTGTTTGTACTGGTAAACTGCTATTTGTCATGTTCCGGTCACCTTGTTTTCTAATGAACTCATATAATTAGGATTAGACGAATTGGCTCTATGTATTGCTTGAGCTTCAGCTCTAGATACACCTGAATTAGATTGTATATCTTTTATACCTTGTTTTTCAACTGCGCTTGATAATGCTGCAGGATTATTTTTTAAGAATCCTTTGCTACTAGTTACAGCTGCCGCAACTCCTGTTACAGCTGCCGCAAGTAATAAATCTTTACTTCCTCCGCGTCCGCTGTTTTTTGGAAAAAATGTTTGAGCAACTCCACTTACATTTGTTCCTGTAGCTTGTCCAATTGCACTAGTAAGTATGTTAAATCCTTCTTGCCTTATACCTTCTTTGCTTAAATTTCTTACATTACCGATAAGTTGTGCACCTTGCAGTACAACTAGTAATGGGTTATTATATGCACCACCGCTTGCAATAAAAGAATACAAGTCCATAGCTTTACCAATTGTTCCGCCAAGACCTAATTGTCCTCCACCTTCTAGTGTAATTGGACTAGGTGTTGTATCATAATGATCTTGTCCAAATCCTGTAGGATCTCCTTGTCCACCAATAGTAGTAGGACCTTGCTCGTAAAACACACTTTCGTATGCAACTGAAATAGTATTTGTTAAAGTGCCAGCACCGTCTGAATTATCAACAGTATCGTGTGCCCAATTAGTTAAAATTGGATTAACTAATGTATATGTCAAATGTTCTTTTCTTGACATCACACTAATTTTTATAGATTTAAAAAACGGTACTCCTGGATTGTTTACATCCATACCAAATTTATATTGGTTTCTACTAACACCTTCATATGTACTATGAGGATTAGTACCATATGCTCTGCCGTTGTCTTTTTGTTGGTTACCATCAGCAAAATAGTATCTATAATATGCTTGTAGCAATGCTGTTGTTAATCCTTGATTATCGTCATGAAACTCAATGTTTACTGGATCATACTGAACACTAGTTTGAAAATTCTTTTGTCTATTATATTTTTTTCTAGTTTCTACATTTGCAGTAAATTTAGGCAAGTCAGCACGTTTAACTAACATACCAATTTCATTTAATCCTGGGCCTTCAAATAATGCAGGAAGGATACCTTTTGCTTCTAATGCTACTTCAAAGTTTACATGATAAGTAAATTTTGCTTTAGGTGCAAGACGTAGTCCGTCATCAATATATAATCTTGATGCGTGTTGGAAATCTGCTAAATTTCCTTTTGGATTAAGTGCTCCGTTAGCAATTGAATCGAGCAATGCATTGAATTTATTCGCCATACTAATATTTATCCAACTTATTTAAGTACGTATATAAAGAAAAAAGGGAGCGCATTGGCTCCCTTTAATAAGACTAAATGAATTTTATTTTTATTATGCGCCGCCGCCAGTTACTAGAGTGTTAGTTGTACGTCCGATAGCTGTGCCAATACCTGTACCTTGTGGTGATTGGATTGCGTTATCGTAACGAATGTTTAGTGTAACACTTACTGGATCAGTTGAGTTTGAATATGCTAAACTGTTGTAGTTTGCACTTTCACAGTAACAACCGTATAGTTCAAATGTTTCAAGTACTGTTGGAACATTCGCGCCGTTGCCGCCATCTAAGATTTCAATACGTGTAACGAATTTATAATCTTGTCCTGATGCTGCACTTGACTGTTCATAGAAGTCAAATTGTTTCTGAAGTTGTTCGCCAACTAGTTTTTGTACATTGTTGTTTACATCTTCACGTAAGTTAAGTGTGATTGGCTCCCAAGTATGTTTACCTGCTAGGTATACTCTTGAGTTGTAAACGTCTAGTGTCATTTGTTCAAAACTTACATTTGGTCTAGTTACGTCAATAACTTGTTTTGTAAGTTCTGTTGTTGGTGTACTAATACCAAAGTTTTCCAGTGTCACTCTAAAGCGATACTGTAGCTTTGGCATTAAAAGTCCCTGGTTACTAGCGGAATCTCCGCTAGCCAGTGGAACTGTAATTTTTGATAGTGTTGAAATTGCCATTTAGTCTGCTCCTGTTATATATATTTATCAGTTTAAAGTCCTGATATTTCTCCAGTATTTTTAAGTCTTAGTGGTATGTAAATAAACTCTACTGCTTTTACAGGTTCAATAGCAATGTCTAAGTATAGTTCATTTCTATCAATTCTGCTTGGCGTATTGTTTGACTCATCACAAACTACTAGGTAATCATACAAGCCACGCTGTCCAACTAACTCAAGTAGCAAACTTTCTGCTGCTTGTTTAATTTCATCACGTGTAATCTTATCATTTGGTTCAAAGATATATGGTTTAGCAAGTGTGTTTAGCTGACTACGTAAGTAGATAACCAAACGTGCTACATTAATTCTATCTAATGCACTTGCGCCTCTTGCACGAGTTTTCTGTCCAAAGTTAACAAGACCTGCACCTGTAATAAACGTAATTGGGTTCACACTGTTTGAGTACAAAGTATCTCTTTGTCCTTCATTAAGTGCTACACTTACAAATTCGCCTTCGTTATTAATATAACCTGTTGAACTTGCATTTGTAATTCCGCCACGTCTTGTACCTGCTGGTGCAAACCATGGATAACTTACTTGGTCACTTAGTGCAATAGTTCTTAGCATCATGTGTGAAGCTGGAACTACAACATTGTTGCCAAAGTTGTCACTTGCAAATCCTGCAGGATAAAATACACCTAAGTATTCATCTCTACTTACAAGTCCGTTATCATTATCTTCTACTGCTGTGTTAACATTTGTTCCCCACTCATTCAATGAAGTTGCATCTGGTTTTAGTCTCATTGGACTATCGCCTAAGATAAATGCTGTTAATCCTCTATCATTGTTAAGTGAAATCATTTCGCCAATTAGCTCTGGATAACCTGGTGTTGCCATCAAGTTAAACAATCTTGATTCATCATCTCTGATTTCATCATTGTTGTTAACTACTGCTTGGATAGCTTGTACAACTACTTTACGTTGTGCTTTACGTCCAAAGCTACCTGAACCGTCGTTTTGGTTAGCAGAGTCAGTTACCCATCTGTGTGGATAGTATCCGCTCATTGCTTCGTCACCGTTACGTGCATTGTCTGCACTTGTATCAATGTAGTTACGCTCAAAACGCTTAACGTTAAATCCGCTTCTACGTAGGTTCCATAGCAACATACCTTTTGGATATAATGCTGGATCTGGAGCATCTGG